CTTCTGTGCTTTCCTGACCTCAACCTTGTGTACTGCTTTGATGTACGAGGAACACTGGAGAACGGTGCGTACAGGGTAACACGATGGCCTAGTGTGGACTTCAAGTGTTTCCACAGGGACAGAAACGGTGACATATACATAGGCACAACAGCGGGTGTTGGAACTTACGACAACTACTTTGACAACGGAGAAGTTTATCGCTTCCGTTACTTTAGTCCCGGCTTGAGCTTTGGCGACCCATCTAAGATTAAGATGCTGAAGAAGATTAGACCTACGATTATCGGCGGCAACAATGCTGACATTTTTCTTAAGTGGTCTTACGACTTTTCAACAGCAACCAGCACTAGCACGTTTAGAACCAGCAGTGCTACACCCGGATTCTACGGACAGTCTGAGTACAACGTGGCTGAGTACTCTGAAGAAGGAACACTAATTAGTCGTTCTTCTATTAACACGACAGGCTACGGATCAGTAATCAGCGTAGGTCTTGAGACAGACATCAACGGCTACGCTTTGTCCATACAGGAAATGAATGTACTAGCACTGATAGGTAAAACGCTATGATGATAAATTACAATAAAAGTAGAGGGACTTACTAATGGGTATTTTAGGCGATCTCTTAGGAGATGTTTCAGCGGATCTTTACGCAAATATTCCTACTGAAGTCAAAAGCATTTACACTACTCCTCTTCCTCAGATAGCCGCTCCTGACATTACGTTCCAGCCGTTTACGGTCACAGGTCCTACAGGAACTATTACAGGTGGTCCTACAGGGACTAGCTATTCTCTGGGCGGTACAGGACGTTCTATTCAGAGTGCTCTTGAATCTGAGGTGTTGTCTAGATTTGGTTCCGCTCCTTCTGGGGCTGGTCAACTAGGCGCCGCTGGTCAACAGTTGTTGGGCATGGGTCAACAACAGTTAGGTGTTTCTCCGTTTGGCCTCGCTGGTCAACAACAGGCGGCGCAACAGGCGTTTGGACTCGGTGGTCAATTTATGGGCCAAGCCGGTACGCCTATGGGTGCTAGAGAACAAGAGGTGTACGACCGTATCAGGGCTACACAGCTTGGTGAAGAAGAAGCACAGAGGTTAGCTCTGGAAGAGCGGTTGTTTGCTCAAGGCCGTGGCGGCGTACAAACGGCTATGTTTGGTGGTACGCCAGAGCAACTTGCGTTGGCTAAGGCACAGGAGTCTGCACAGAACCAAGCGGCTCTGATGGCTATAGAACAGGCACAGGCAGAACAACGTCAACAGGCGGCTCTAGGTTCTCAGTTTGCTGGACTAGGGTCAGATTTAGCAACACAGAGACAAGCTCTGGATGCTTCTCAGCAAGCTAGGGCGCTACAGGCCTTAGAAGGCGGCATGGGATTGATGGCAGGAGGTCTTGGGTTGGAGCAAGGACAGCAACAGCTTGGCTTGAGTGCGCTTGAGGGAGCTTACATCCCACAGGCTGCTATGTTGTCTGCGTTCTCTCCTGCACTTAACGTAGCGTCTATGGCTGATGTTGCACGTAGGCAGCAAGGTGAGTACGATCTTGAGACGGCTCTGGCAAATCTTCAGGGACAAGTTGGACAACAGGCAGGTCTTGCTGGCCTGTACTCTGGTATGTTTAGTGGTGCTGGTGGTTTGCTTGGTGGTGTTACCAGCGGAGCTTCAGACATTATATCTGCTCTTATTAACAGGGATAAATAAAAATGGCTATTGGAAATTACGATATAGGCGGTATGTTGGCCCGGAGTGGGCAAGTCCAAGGACAACAAATGGGTCAGGCCTTTAGTCAATTTGGGCGGGGAATAGAAGGTATGCTTGGGGGTGTCGCTGGAGGAATAGCGGCACGGGAAGAACGCAAGAACGCTGAAAGTGCACAACAGCAGTTCGATCAGATTCTTGGGGCTTACCAGAATAACCCTGATGCACTGAGGACTTCGGGTCAGCAAATGATGACGAATAGGGACCCTAATATGCAACGCCTCGGTAAAATGCTGGTGGACGAGGCTAACCGTGTTGAGGGTGTCCAGAAAGCTAAAGCAGAAAAGGGAACAGCACAGGGAATACAAGGAGGACTCTCTGCTATTACCCAAGCAGCGGCTCGTGGCACACCTCTAGAACAACTCCAAGAGGCTGTTGGATCTGTTATTAATTTAGGCGGTACTCAAGCACAGATTATGAGTGCTTATCAAGCTGGTGTTGATTTGGCTAAAGGAAAGCAAACTGAAACTGTTTCTGTGTCTCCCGGCGGTGCTTTGGTAGAAAAAGGAACTGGAAAAGTTTTGTACGAGCGTCCGTTTAAGCCGGAAGCGGCCCCTGCAAGCAAAGGAATAAAAACAGTAGAGCGTAAAGACGGTTCAGTGTCTGTCATAGATGCGGATGATGGCTCGTTGATTAGCACTTTGCCGCCTCCTGACACAACTAATGCAAGCCAAGAAGCATCTCTTAATTTGATTGCACAGACTACCAGTTTTATTAAAGACATTGATGCGTTAATGGACCCTAGTTTTTTAGAAGCTGGTATTCCGGGGGCTGTTCTGTCAACTGTTTATCCCGGAAGCGGCGCCTACGACAGAGAAAAAGAACTCTTGTCTATCAGAGCTAGACTTGGCTTTGACCAAATTAACGAGATGAAGCGACTAGCGGCTGAATCAGGAGCATCAGGAACAGGCTTGGGACAAATTTCTAACATTGAATTTATGTCTCTACAATCTACTATTGACGCTATATACGTAGGTATGTCGGCAGAGGCACAAAATAAGGCTCTCCAGAACATCAAAAAGCACCTGTTAAACGTACAAAAGCTGGCCTCTGGTGTTGCTCCTGCTGATGCTATTGATTGGTCAACACCTGAGTACAAGGCCGTAGGGTATCATAAGGACCCTGAAACTAAAAACGTATACTACGCACCTGAAGGAAAAAACGGTACGGTATACAAACTGGTAGATGGGCAGTTTGTTAAACTAGGGGCGTATCTTGGAAGCACCAGCGTAAAATAGGAGCATATAAATGTCTCTTGCAGAAGATATGGAAGCATTTGACAGAGCCTTTGGCGAACCCGCACAGGGCGAGCCTCTGGTGTCTGAAGAAAAAAAGAAAGAAATACTGATGGACGATGAGTCAGCGTTTGAAAGAGCGTTTGAGGCCGATGCGGTAGACGTATATAACTCTGATGTGCAAACAGAGGAAATGTCTCTGTGGAACAGGTTTTTCTCTGAGCCTTACAAGAGAGGCATTGAACAACAAGCTCAGACTATGCAGAGATTAAGCCAAAGTCAACAAGCAGGAACAATGGCTGGTATTAGTGCCGCCCTGAGTGATCCTGCGGTGCTTGAGGAGCAGTACAGGCAGTCCACAAACATTCCATCTGTTCTCTTACAGACAGTTACTACGCCCCTGAGAATGGTCTTTGACTCTGCGTCTGAAATGGTTATGTTTGGTGCAGAGCAGGGCGTAGGTATGCTACCCGAAGGGCTAAAAGAGGGTGCCGCAGAACAGTTTCAGGCGCTGATGCAGACCAAGGGTGGGCAGATGGCATGGGCAGCGGCTGGAGAGGGAATGGAGGCTTGGGAGGAGTTTAAAGAAAACTATCCTAACGAGGCAGCTAACTTAGTCGCTGTGATGGACTTGGGCTTTACCAAAGGAACAGGACCTCTAGTTAAGCAGAAAGTCATTCCCATGAAGCTAGAGCGAATCGGTATGCGAAACTCTGCCAAACCGTTGGCTGGCGGTGACGCCGATGTTTACCGTATCTTGTTTGAGGACAGGAAGAAAACCAAAGAGCAGGTAGCGTTGACTGAAGATCCTAGGGGGATCACAGGAAGGCAGGAACAAATAGCCACGCCCGAACAAGTTGAGTTGATTGATGTCGTTAAGTCTGCTGGAGTGTCGGGCAACAAAACGCTACAGCAAAACTACAACAGTTTGCAAAAGTACTATGACGGTCTTGAAGCAAACCTAATGAAAATGTTGGCTAAAAACGAAAAGAAAACTAACTGGCCTGAAATTACTGAAAACCTGAGAGTAAACGCAAAGGCTCAGTTCGATTCTGTAGTAAAAAGCAATCCCAAGTTAATGGCAAGCAAAGAAGCTAAAAAACAAGTTGCTGGTTTGTTTAGGGAATTTACATCAATCTTAAATGAGCAGGGCGGCTCGCTGCAAGGCTTGCGTGTTGCTAGAAGTATGTTTGATGAGCGTATGCAGAGAATGGGTTACGACTTGTCTGGAGATAGGCTGACGGTAGGCAACTTATCTGCTATGGCTGTACGTAAGGCTGTTAACCAAACCGTTTTTGATGCGGTGCCAGAAGCAGAAACTATATTTTCTAAGATGTCTCAAATTATTCCTGCGCTAAACACTTTAAGTACAAAAGCATCTACAGAAGCCAAAACACGCTTTGGTAGATTTATTGCAGAGCTTGGGCTAAAT